AGAACGAGGCCGACTTCGACACCAAGACAAAGGAGGAATTGCTTGCCACCCTCTTCGAGCTTGTCGCACAGCCACAGACGGCAGCAGCGATTGAAGGATCGGCGTACGACATCACCGACGCCATCGAAATCCCCGAAGAAGCCGAAGCTCCACCCGCTGCTGGCACAGTTAGGCGTAACGGAAATTCCGCCAGCACTGGTGTCAATGGGAGTGACACCGGAAGCGCTGGATCGCCTAACCGCCAGCGACTTGCGGCCCATCGTGCAGAGAGTGCAAACCCTTTCACGCAAGTTGCGCTACGAAGGGCCAACAAACGATGACGAGCTTCACGCCTGGGTAGTTCACAACATCGGTGTTGACATTCCTCGCACAGCGGTATGCGAGGATCACATCGCACCGTTCACACTTCTCGCAGATCTCTTCTTTGAACGCACGTCGGCAGCCCTGGCGCTGGCGAATCGCGGTGGCGCGAAGACGTTCATCGTTGCATGCCTGCACTTCCTCAACAGTACTTACAAGGCTGGCTGTGAGTCACTGAGCTTCGGGGCAACGGAGGCGCAGGGCAATCGCTGCTACGGGCACATCGAGGACTGGTGCTACGAGCGCGATCACGAGACTGGTAGGCGTCTTGACATCGTTCTGCCATTCATTCGTGACAAGCCCAAGAAGTCACAGACGGTGTGGAAGACCGGCTCAGCGGTGGAGGTTGTGGCTGGCTCGGAGAACGCCGTCTCTGGCCCTCACCCGGCCAAGGCGCACGGTGACGAGATCGACCAGATGGAGCGGCCTGTCTGGAATCAGAGCCGTGGTATGGCTGTCACAAATAAGGCGTCAGGACCACTGCCTAGCTGGATGGAGGAGTGGGAGGGGATGATCCCACCTCAGGACATCGCCACTTCCACGCGCAACTCGACCAAGGGCTTGATGCAGGAGCTTCTGGATGAGATCGAAGAGGACAAGAAGAATGGCAACATTCCTCAGTTCGATCTCTATTCGTGGTGCATCTGGGAAACTGTCAAGGAAGTTCCCAACTGTCGCTGCGTGCTGGCCAAGGATCGCAAAAAGCGCCTCAAGGAACTAGCAGCGATAGCGGTCGAGGCGGGCAAGGAACCGCTGCCACTGGACTCCCTGTGTGAGTGCAATCGTGTTGTCAAGGGTCGCTTCCCCACCGGCAAGCAGCGCACGCTGGAGAAGGTCTGTGATGGCAAGGCGTTCCGAGCACGCGGCTGGAAGCCGTACATCGATCTCGTTCGTACGTTCAAGCGCAACACTCCTGGCACGTGGACACTCCAGCACGAGTGCCGCAAGGGGATGGACGAGAACCACTACATCCAGAACTGGTCGCTGCCCACTTATGGTGTCAGGCATTACGAGCCGCATCCGATGTACGGGCCGATCTACAGCGGTGTTGACTGGGGAACCACGCACCCGGCCTGCGTACTATGGTTCCAATATCTGACATCCGAGGTGCCAGCGCTCGGGTTTGAGTACGAGCCGATCTGGCTCCAGCCCGGAAGCTACGTGCTGTTCAAGGAGATCTATGTCTCCGGTATTGGCACAGATACGCTGGCCAAGCGAGTCGTCGCTACCGAAGCTGAGTACCGCAGTAACTTCGGGATGGCCTGGAAAGTCAAGGGTCGTTTCTGTGACCCGCAGGGTGCCGGTGACAGGATCATTTTCCAGAATCACGGACTCGGATCGACCTGGCCGATCAAGACGCGCAACAAGATCCGCTTCATTGAGACGGTGCAGAACCTCGTGGTTGATGACAGGTTCTGTGTTGATGTCGATGAGGCTCCGGTCTTCTGTGAAGAGGTCGAAGCCTGGCAGCGCGATCCAAAGACTGGCAAGGAGCTTGACAAGTTCAACCACGCCATGGCTGCCTGGCGCTATGGCCTCTCAAACGCCGAGGTAATCGAGAGTAAGCGGCGTCAGATGATGGAGAAGCGAGCGAAGGGTAAGCAGGCTCAGACCAATGGCGGAAGGCCAGTGCAACGGGCCGCGATCTCTCGTCGCAACCCCATGGCTTCCGACACTGGAGATCAGGTCTACGGTTCTGTAGCATCGCGTGGAGGCTCTGCAATTGAACTCGACCCCCGATTCACACTGAATGTGAGATAACGACATGGCTGATGTCAAAGTAAAGATTGATGAGGGCGGTGTCGATCCCAAGGAAGCGGGAAAGATCGAGAAGTCCGTCAAGGGTACTACACAGGCCCCGACGGTCGCCCAACAGACTCCCGCTCAAGACGCATGGACAGCAATGTCCACGGCGCTTGGCCCGCCCTTCGACTCAGAACGCATCACTCTTTACCAGATGCGGCAGATGCGCAAGGATGCGATGATCGGGTTCGGCCTGCACTACATCAAGGTGCCAATAGCACGAGCAGAATGGCACATCGAAGCGCGTGACAAGGACGGACCCAACGCACAGGTTGCCGCGTTTCTTGACGCTTGCCTGCGCCCGATCTACGCGCGCTTCATTTTCCAACGCACGCTCGCGTTGGACTTTGGCTTCCAGGCCATTGTCAAGAATTTCGTCATGAAGAACCCCGGTGGCATCTATAGCGACACTCGGGAGGAAAACGAGGAGAACCGGATCAAGCCGATCTGGGACGAGGGATCGGTCGAGCCGATCATCTGGAAAGCGCCGACTCCGCTGCGCCCGGAGCTTGTCAAGGTCGTGTTCGATGACAAGACTGGCGACTTCGCTGGCATGACCTATGACGCCCCGCAGGTTCAGAAGGCTGGGACCGGTGGCGGCAGCAAGAAGAAGGGCGTCATGGAGATTGACGTGTACCACAGCTTGTGGGGCACGAACCAGAAGGATGACGAGCACGGTTCGATCTACGGCTGGCCACGCACTGGCTACGCTCGGGATTACTGGTGGAGCTACAAGTTCCTGTTCCAGCTTTCCAACCGTGGCTACGAGCGCGTTGCCATCCCGCCCGTTGTGGCCTTCCACCCAGAGGGAAGCAGTGTTGTCGATGAGGAGACAGGCGAGACGCGGCCCAACTGGGAGATCGCGCTTGAGATGGCAGACCGGCTACGCAGCAATGCTGTTGCGGCTGTGCCTTCCACGATGGCTGAGGCGGGGATGGGCGAGTCCTCCAACACGCAGCGAGCCTGGGACTTCAAGTTCCTTGAGACGCCGTGGCAGTCGCTCCAGGGCTTCGACACGCGCTTCAACTACCTCAACGTGATGAAGCTGCGCTCTGTGTGGGTGCCGGAGCAGGCGTTCATTGAGGGCGAGGGCGGCACCTCCTCGCGCAACGTGGCCACGCAGATGGCCGAGATCTTCACAGAGTCGCAAGCAGTGTTGATGGACGAGATCGATGACGAGATCAATCGCTACATGTTCCCGCAGTTGCTGCTCGTCAACTTCCCTGACTTCATCAACAATGGCGGCGTGGCCTACAAGGTCAGCCACGGTTTCCGCAAGGAGGACATCGAGTTTTACAAGCAAGTCCTCCAGCTTGTCGGCCAGTCCGACCCACAGGCGCTGAGCGAGCTTGACATCCCCGAACTGCTGCGGCGCATGGGAGCACCGCTACGTGACCCCAACGACCTTGAGCGCGAGCGTGTGAAGCTGGCCGCGCAGCAGGCGTTGGGTGGGCCACCACTGGTTACACCCGGACCTAACAATGTTGGTGTCATCGCCAACCCGAACGCCAACCCCGGCTTCCAGAACGGTGGCTCGGCTCCCGGCGTCAGCGCCAACGGGGCAGGAGCAGCCGCAGCCGGTTTCTCACAACCGACAATGTACGTCCAGCCCAATGACCACATTCAGATTCTCCTGGCGGATGCCGAAGAGTTCATCACGAATCTGCCTACATCCAAGCATTACTCTGACAAGACTCTGCGGGCGCTTGCGCTGCAACTGCGCCGAGTGTGGGAAGCCCATTTCCGCCGACTCTACCCAGATTTCGCAAGGTACGTTGCTGGTGTTGACAGGCTTGAGTTGGCCGACGATGACAAGCGAATCCGCATTACCAAGAAGACCGCAGAGAAGGCAGCCGCCAAGCTGATGAAGGGTTGGGCTGTCGCCAGCGACGAGATGGAGAAGCTGGCCGAGCGCTCGCGCGACATCATCAACAAGATGATTGTCAGGGCTTCCAAGCTCGACCAGAAGAAGACGCGGATCGATGCCGAGCTTGACGTGGACGATCTGGAATCGTTCCTGAGAGAACAGACAGGACGATTGATAAAACTCACCGACAGGACTTTCAAGGAGGAGATGCGTGGATTCCTCGTGGACGCCATCCGAGAGGGACAAGGCCCTAAGGAGATTGGTGACGGCATTCAGGCGCATTTCGATGGCTTTGCGTCAACTCGCGCAGACCGTGTTGCGCGTAGCGAAACTCGTGATGCAGTCAATGCCTCAACTCTCTTGTCTGGTGAGGCTGCGGGCATTCGCTACGTCAGGGCTAGTGATGGGGAGGACTTCGATGAGGAATGCGCGCGCCGCAACGGACGCCTCTACACCATCCGGGAAGCGTGGAAGGAACTGCGCAAGGAACACCCGAACGGGACGCTCGGCTTCGACCTCATTCCGCGCGCCAACTTCTCGATCCAGTATGTCGAGGCGATGCCGGACACAGCACCAGACGGAGCGGTTGCCTACTTTGACGAAGACGCGGAGACGGCGTTCATAGTCTTCAACAGTGATGGCACCGACGAGTACCTGACACACCTCGGTGACTGGCTGGTCAACCACCAAAACGGACACAAGGTGGAGGCATGAAAGGTAACCGCACTAAAGGCGCAAAGAAGGCTGCTGCTGCCAAGCGTGGCCACAAGAACGCGGGCAAGCGCAAGAGCCACCGTGGCGTGAAGGTGGCGGCATGGTCGCGCTGGGGCAAGCGCAAGCGGAAGTTGAAGAAGTGAAGGCACGCCGTACGCACTTCACGACAAGGGTCTTTCGGCTCCCTGGTGGCACCGAGGACAACGACCTCTGGGTCTATGACATGACTGATGGCCATAACAACCATGTCATCGTCTCGGTGTGGGAGCCGACCCAGGAAGAGCGTGCGGCCATCGCCAACGGGGAGAACATCCGGCTGCTGGTGTGGGGCGACGGCATCCCACCCTTCGCCATGGACACAACCGACGAGCCACTGGGGAAGGCACCTGACTCATGACTACTGACATCACTGACATCCTTCACGTAGTGCCGGTCAACGACATGTTCGATCACAACGACAACGCCGACGTGTGCGTGTGTGGGCCGGAGGTCGTGCCAATCGAGCGTGAAGACGGCATCGTGGTCTTCCAGATCATCCACAACTCGTTCGATGGACGGGAACTCCATGAGTGA